GAAGAAGATGTTAATGAGTTGGTAAAAGGTATAGTTGATGCTGTTACCTCTTCTTTGAAAGAGAGAGAAAGACCAAGAGGAAATTTAAGACTATCTCTTATTGGTCATCCCGACAGAAAAATATGGTACACTGTTAGAGATGGCGATAAGTTAGGTAAAGAAAAATTAAAAGGCCAAGACAAAATAAAGTTCTTGTACGGTGATATTTTAGAATGTCTTCTCATCTTTCTCTCTCGAACTGCTGGTCACAAAGTTACTGATGAGCAAAAGACTGTTAGTGTTAAAGGTGTGGTTGGGCATCAAGACGCTGTAGTTGATGATGTTCTTATTGATTTTAAGAGTGCGTCAAGTTATGGGTTTAAAAAATTTAAAGAGAAAACAATTCATTCAGATGATCCATTTGGTTACATAGCACAGATATCTGCTTATGCTAAAGCAAATAACTTAGATAAAGCTGGCTTTGTAGCAATAGATAAATCATCAGGTGAGATTTGTTATTGTCCTGTACATTCTATGGAGATGATAAATGCAGAAGAAAGAATCGAGTCTCTTAAAAGGACTGTTAAATCTGATGTGCCTCCCCCTCGCTGTTATAGTGATATTCCTGATGGTAAGTCTGGCAACTATAAGCTTCATATTGGCTGTGTTTATTGTTCTTATAAGCACAATTGCTGGTCTGACTCTAACG